AAGCGATCCCGCCGCAGGGCACTACGATTGACATGGCTCAGATCAGAGAGAGTCTGAACGACAAGATTGACAAGGTTGAGCGCGATGCTGCTTTGGCTCGTGCAGCGATGACGCTGGATCGTGAACGGTCTATGGCTGCTATTGAGAAGAGCCGAATGGACATGACTGCGGACGCCGCTGGTGCTCGTTCTGCTATTCGTTTTGAAATGGAGCGGATGCGGGCAGAGCTTGATAAGCGACTCTACCTTTTAGAGCAGAGAAAATGATCACCTCTAAGGTGATCCTCATAGCTTGGATGCTTGATGTTCAAACTACGAATGTCATGTACTTCATGCCAATCATGGTGATGCAAGATGATGCAACGTGTCAAAGAGCTTTGGTTGACCTTAAAGAAACTCACAAGCGAGGGTATTCATACAATCTCGCAATTCGTGGCGCGTGTATTCCGGCGGACATAGGGGGATAGAATGGATATTATGAAAGCGGTCGGGCCCCTGCTTGGGCAGATAGCACCGACTATCGCGACGGCTCTTGGTGGTCCATTGGCCGGTCTTGCCACAAAGACCCTTTCCAATGTCCTTCTTGGCACGGAAGACGGCACTGAGGCCGACATTGCTAAAGCCATGCAGAGCGCCACGCCCGATCAGCTTGCTGCCATCAAGCAGATTGATGCTGACTTTAAGGTCCGCATGGCGGAGCTTGAGATTGATCTTGAGCGGATCACGGCAAAAGACCGTGACAGCGCCCGCAACCGCGAAATCCAAACTGGCGACCATACGCCAAAGATTTTGGCGGCTGCCATTACCGTTGGCTTCTTTGGCATCCTCTTTTGGATGTTCGTGTACGGTGTCCCCAAGAACGGAAACGAAGCTTTGCTCTTGATGCTTGGCGCTCTTCAGACCGCATTTACCGGCGTTATCGCCTACTATTTTGGCTCGTCCGCTGGCTCAAAAGCCAAGACGGATGTGCTTGCTGCAAAGGAAAATGGCAAATGAAAGAGAACTGGGAAAACGCTTTCGCCGCCGTTCTGAAGCACGAGGGTGGCTACGTTAATCACCCAAAAGATCCGGGCGGCATGACAAACTTGGGCGTGACCAAGCGCGCTTGGGAGGCTTATGTTGATCGTGATGTCACCGAAGCCGAAATGCGGGCTCTGACCCCAGAAGTCGTTAAACCGTTCTATAAAAAAATGTACTGGGACAAGATCAGGGGTGACGACCTTCCATCCGGCGTGGACTACGCAGCCTACGATCTTGCTGTGAACAGCGGCACGGGCAGGGCCGCCAAGTATCTTCAGGAGATTGCTGGCGTCCCGGCTGATGGGGTTATTGGCCCTAAAAGCATCGCCGCCATTCAGGCTTGCCCGGCAGACGAGACGGTAGATGCCCTTTGCGGAATGCGGTTGGATTTTCTGAAGCGTCTGCCGACGTGGGACACCTTTGGCAAAGGGTGGGGCCGCCGCGTGGCTGATGTAGAAGAGAAGGCTGCGGCTATGGCAAAAAATGCCTGATCGCGGTATAACAAGGGCATGGCGGAGTTTCCGAGATGACCACAGGTTTGACATATAACACCTATGTGCAACAAATTTGCACGATGGCTGTCCTGCAGTGGCAGGAAGTTAGCGGTGTTGTGTATCCTGTTGATTATCCTGCGGAACCAACCAATCTGCAGTACAACCCAAGTCAAATCCTTTTCCCGCAGATGATCACTTATGCGGAAAACCGCATCTACAGGGATTTGGACTTTCTGTTTACGTCCGTTTCCACGACGGCGTATGGCCTTTCGGCTGGCAATAGGCAGATCGTGGTTCCGGCTGGTACTTTTGTCGTCCCTGAGCAAATCAATCTGATTACGCCCTCTGGGACTACCGACCCGAACGCTGGAACCCGTGTTCCGCTCCTGCCAACAACCAAAGAGTTCTTGGATCAGGTGTACGGCTCCGCCCTATCGGCCAATTGGGGCGAGCCCAAGTATTTTGCGCCATTCGGTGACTTTACCTTCCTCGTCGGGCCTTTCCCGGCGCTGAACTACACCTGCGAAATCGTCGCAACTTTCCGCCCTAATAGTTTGTCTGCCGCAAACACAACGACATTCATCAGCTTGTATTTGCCGGAAATCTTCATCATGGCGTCGATGATTTACATCAGCGCCTACCAGCGCAACTTCGGCCGCGCCAATGACGACCCGCAAATGGCTATGACATACGAGAGCCAGTATCAGGCGCTCCTCAAGTCGGCCATGATGGAAGAGAACCGCAAGAAATTCGAGGCTGCGGCGTGGTCCTCGCAGTCGCCATCGACGGCCGCCACACCGACGCGGGGCTAAAACATGCCGCATCAGGCCCTCAAGCTTATCGCTGGTGTTGATCAAAACAAGACGCCGACCCTCAATGAGGCGGCGATCTCGTTTTCAGAACTCATTCGCTTTGTTCCCGATCGGAACAACCTCGGCCTCGTTCAGAAGCTTGGCGGCTGGACGCAATTCTTTACGAACCCGATCAACAGCGTGGTCCGTTGCCTTCTCGCGTGGGAGGACATTAACGGGCAGGCGTGGCTTGGCATTGGGGCCGAGGCTGCGCTGAACGTCATCACCGGGGGCGGCCTCAAAGACATTACACCTCAAACAACTACAGCCAACCCCGCCGTTGCCTTCTCGACCGTTTTTACTCCGACGCCAAGCTCGATCGTCACTGTCACGGCCGCTGGTAGTAGCTTGGATGTTTACGATGCAGTGGACATTCAAACACAAGTCAGTGTTGGCGGCCTTGTGCTTTTTGGCGTCTACCCTGTCACGCCAGTCAGCTCCAGCCAATTTCAAATTGTTGCAAGAGACGCCGAAGGGCTTCCGGTTAATGCAACATCAGACGTCACCAACGGCGGGTCTGTCGCCTCTTTTGCTACGACACTTAATTCTGCTTCTGTCGCTGTGACGCTTGCCGACCACGGCCTTTCGTTGGGCAGCACGTTTCCAATTCTTGTTGAGACAACAATTGGCAATGTTGTTCTTTCAGGGAACTATATTGTCACGTCCATTACCTCATCTAGTGTTTTTAATTTTACGGCGGGAACGTCAGCTGCTGCAACACCTTCGGCAAGCGCGAGCGGTGACGGCACCACTGCAACTCTAACCTACTCCACGGGATACACTATCCCAGTTGGCAGCACGATCATCGTCGCTGGCATCACTCCCGCTGGATATAACGGAACATTCACCGTCACAGCATCCTCTGCTGGAAGCGTCTCATATGCCAATGCCACGACTGGTGCGCAAACAGTCGCAGGGACAATTTTTGTCAGTGTGGCAAAGGAAAACGGCGGCAATGCCCGTTTTGTTTACTACAATGGCATTGGCCCGCTGAATGCTAATTCGGGCTATGGCGTCGGCGGGTATGGTGCTGGCGGCTATGGGTCTGGCATTCCTCCGGCAGCCGGTACTGGCACACCAATAACGGGAATTGCCGACTGGACACTCGACAATTGGGGCGAGACACTTATTGCTTGCCCCTTCGGTGGCGGCATTTACGAGTGGTCTCCGACAACCAATAACCCTGTCGCAACGCTTATTCCGCAGGCCCCGATCGTAAATGAGGGCGCGTTTGTTGCCATGCCGCAGCGTCAGATTGTTGCGTGGGGATCCACATTTAATGGCATTGAAGACCCGCTGCTCATTCGTTGGTGCGACGTCGAAAATTACAATTCTTGGATTGGCCAAATTACCAATCAGGCTGGCTCGTATCGCATCCCAAAAGGCTCACGCATCCTTCAGTGCATTCAAGGCCCGCAGCAGGGCCTGATTTGGACTGACCTTGGGTTCTGGGCCATGCAATACGTCGGCCAGCCCTACGTCTATCAGTTCAACGAACTTGGCACTGGCTGTGGCCTCATTGGCCGCAAGGCTGCGGGGTCGATGGGCGGCGTCGTCTACTGGATGGGCCAGAGCCAATTCTTCAGATTTGCCGGTCAGGGCGTCGAGCCAATCATGTGCCCCATCTGGGACGTGATCTTCCAAGACCTCGACAGGAATAATCTCGACAAAATACGCATTGCCCCAAACTCGCGCTTCAACGAGATTTCATGGTTTTATCCGACCATGAGCAATGGCGGCGAGATTAACGCCTATGCGAAATACAACATTGGGCTGAACCAGTGGGACTACGGCACCCTGTCTCGCACGGCGTGGATCAATGAAAGTGTACTTGGGCCGCCGATTGGCGCTGGTATCCTGCCCGGCGGCACAAACAACTTTATCATTCAGCACGAGACGTCGCCCGACGGTATCAACGCGAGTAATGAGCCCGTGCCGATCGAGGCAAGCTTCCAGACAGGTTATTTTGTTCTGACGGAAGCAGACGTAAAAATGTTTATCGACCAGCTCTGGCCCGACATGAAGTGGGGATATTTTGGCGGGTCGCAAAATGCCACCGTCAAGCTCACCTTCTATGTGACTGACTATCCCGGACAGACCCCGTCTGCATATGGCCCCTACAGCCTCACGCAGGCGACAACCTACGTCACGCCTCGCTTCCGTGGCCGCCTAGTGTCGGTCAAGATAGAGAGCCAAGACATTGGGTCGTTCTGGCGTATTGGTAATATGCGCTACCGCATTCAGCAGGATGGGAAATACTGATGCCCGCGTCACTTGATGACATCCTAACTACTCAAAAAAACGGCGTTGTTGCGATCAACGGATTGAATGCTATTTTGAAGGGCATTCAGACTGCGATAGAGCAGATTGCGATCAATACGGCTCTGTCTCTTCCGTCGTTTATGTCGCCCACAGTTGCGGCCAGCACAACGCAGCTTATTGTTGCTGGTGATGGTCGTTTGTTCGCGGTCTCTATTCCAACCCATTCTGGCAGCAGTCAAATTAGGGTTTATGATAGCGCCACGACTGGCGGCATCGCGGCAACCAATCTTATTTTTCAAAGCTTGCCGTCCAATACAACTGGCTGGGTTACATATTACACAGTCAACCTTGCCTATACGAATGGCATTGTGATTGATACAGACGCATCAACTACATGCGCCGTCTCTTACACTCCGAACCCGTGAGGACACCATGCCCCTGAAGAAAGGTTCCTCGCAGAAGACGATCAGCTCTAACATTAGTGAGCTGGTCGAGACTGGCCGCCCGCAGAAGCAAGCAGTTGCGATCGCGCTCGACACGGCCCGCAAGGCAAAGGCCGGTGGCGGCATGTTGAAGAAGTCAGAAATGCCGCAGCAGGTGAGCAAGCTCCACATGGG